GTTCCGTTTACGCCTCTTGTTACGGTTGTTAAACCTTGTAGTGAAGAAGCTGTAGTTGGTAAATATCCCGTAAGACTATCACCTTCCTCAAATTGTGCTCCCCATAAAAGAAGCATATCACCAGCACCATTTCCTTGACCCGTATAAAAAGGAGATCTTCCTGATGTTGTTAATGGAATTAAACCGAAAACAGGAATAAAACCAGTGGTGACAGCTGATTCAACAACAGTGGAACATCGATACCACCCATTTCCAACATCAGTAATTGCTGAATTAGTAACACCAGAACTTGAACCTAAAACACCTGTTTCAATATCAAAATTTTGAAAAGCAAGATTTGGATTTGAATCCCCACTACCAAAACTTATTTGTAGATATCTTTGTCCAGTCCATTTAGCAAAAACAGATATTGTATATTTTTGTCCTATAACTGTAGTGAGAGAATTTCTTATTATATTATGAGAAACACTGGAAGTGTCTTCTCTTATTCCTTGAGCAGTGCTAGTTCCATCTGGAGCGACTGCACCTGTTGCATTTATTGAACTATTATTTTTTTGCCAATAAGAATTAGAAAAATCTTCCGAGTGTAAAAATAAGTTTTCAGTTATTGTATCAAAACTCACAACCTCATTAGTTGATTCAATCTCTGCAACAACACTAGTTGAAAAGTTCGTGGTACTGGCTACAGGAATGTAATCCTGCGTTGCTGTGATGTTTTCAGACAACGTAGTGTCAACACTTGTTAAAGTAGATCTAGTTGCTTGGGTATCTAATGACATTCCCATGCTACCTCCTATAAGTGTGAACCAGAATATTTATCTGTAAATAAAGTATAACCAGCTACGTTTGTTTTAGTTTTACAAAATACTCCAGCTGGAAATAAAACTCCTCCACCAAAATTTAATGTTAGGATATCCCCTGAAGGAACATCCACAAGAATTTTTGTGTCTCCAGAATTTGAAGTAGTTGTTAGTTCTAATACTCCTGCTCCACCCCCATCAGATGCAACTGATATAGAATACACTCTTACTGCAGGTGTAATAATAGCAGATGCTCCAGCGGCTGCTGCAGATCTTGTAGCTTGCACGTCTTTAGTAAATGACATTTATTTTTCTCCGTTAAATTATGTGGGCCCGAAGGCCCACATTAATTATTTATTACGTATCACTGAAAGGTGTTGCGATAGCACCTGATCCAAGTATTAAAGTATTGTGAACTAAATACTCTGCAGATTGTAATGCAGTTACTTGAATAACAGAACCAGTTAATCCACCTGTTGTAGAACCATTCATTGATAAAACATCATTTGATGCAGCAGGGAAGAAAGCTTTTTTACTTCCGTCATCCACAGCTATCATAGCCGCTCCAACAAATTTATCTGTTCCATCAGTTACAATTTGAACATCAGTTGCAGTTGTGTCTACATAAAAATAGAAACTTGCACCTATGTTGTTTAAATTGTTTGGATCTGACCCTGGACCTGCACTTGCTGAATCAGCAGTTGTCACGATCGAAGGTAGAGTGAAAATACCGTCAGCGTCTTGAGTTAACAAGATTCTTCCAGCATGTTCATTAACTGTTAATGAAGTATTAGCAGTTAACGCTTTTGTCATTCCTGGTCCTAAATTGATAAAACCGTTTTTCGATCTTACCGGACCATCAAATGTAGTATTTGCCATAGTTATCCTCCTAATTACGTCTATGCAGTCTTTAGGCCGTCGACTATACGCGTCCGCATAAACTTATATGTATAGTGAGAATAATATATACTAGATTTAAATAGAGTGCAAGAGAGCCTACAGTGTGGAGTGGAATTTTCCAACGATGTAGCTTTTTTATCTAAGGTGCTACAGAAACCTCAGGAGCAGATTTATGTGCAGCTTTTGCTTCAGCCATTTTTATATGGTTTATCAACTCTCTAACTTTGTGGTCGATTCTAACCATATCAAGAGTATATCTTCCGTTACTCTTATGTTCCTGCTCCCACTTTTTGTCTAGAGCCTTCTTCTTTTGGTAAAGCTCCTGGATGTGGTTGTCCATTTATAACCTCCTCATAGGTTATTTTGTATCTACGAGTGTCATACATATCACCCGTATATTCCCAATTTATACTATTTTCTCCTAATTTGTCAACTATTGCATTTTCCAATGAGGCAGGATCATCTAAGCATTCTACCTCAAAAGAGGCATAATGGTCATAGGCTGCAATTGTTACACGGAATTTCTTCATAGGTTTTGTCTTTCTATAAGTCAAATGAGGCGGGATTGTGGCCCCGCCTCAAAATTGTTAAGTATTACGCACCTTCTACGCCGAAGATACCTCTGTAGTCAGATACACCAAATCTGTATCTTTCTCTAGCTTTGTATCTTACGTTTCCAGTATCGAAATCACCTTCCATTGCTGTTCTGATAGGTGTTCTTTCGAAATACTTCATACCATTAGGCACATCAGTGATAATGTAGAACGCATCCGTGTCAGTTAAGAAGTTGTTAACTCTGTAACCTTGTGGAATCATTCCCATTGACGCGATTGCGTTAATGTCATTATCAGCTGTTGAAGTTCTACCTTGAGATTTCATTAATCTCTCAGCAGTAAATTGAAGCTCAGAAGGAACGATCATTTTCACTCCTCTTGCTGCAATTTTTAAACCTCTTTCATCAGTCATCTGCGCAATTTGAATTAGCGAGTCTTCTAATGAAGTTTCGTTTAAGTCAGCCTGATTGGTTAACGTATTTGAAACAGTTCCCGCGATTGTTGGGTGAGCAGTGTTGAATAAAGAAACACCGTCTCCAGAATCGAAATTATCGTTGGTTGGTAAACCTTGGATAAGCGGATCTACTGCTTTGATTTGTTTAGTGTTCGCCATGGATCTAGCTAATGCTTTTGTATATCTAGACGCAAGTCTGTCATACAAGTTATCCTCGATCGCTTCTTCAGTGATCGCGAATGCTAGTGCGATAGTTTCCATAGTGTATCTTGCAGTGTATGTCTCTTGTGCAGAGTCAAAATTTACTGCAGAACCTTCTGGTTTAACTGCCGCGTTTGCAAAACCAGATAACATAACTTCTTCTTCGAACGCTCTGTCTGAAGTTTCTGTTACGTATATCTCAGCATGCTGATTCTCATAACGTTTATATTCCAAGCCGAATAGTGCATTCAAACCTGGCTCTAGTTCTTTGACTAGTTGTCCTCTACTTATCGCCATTATTTATCTCCTATTCCCGGCTATTATATACCGTTATTTTTAGCGTTGTATAAGTGTTCGTTGATCATAACAACAAAGTTAACATTAGCAGAACCTAAGTCACTGTTGTCGATGTCGTTTGAAACACCCATTACTTTTAGTTGTGCCGTACCAGTAGTTGTAGTTGAATCGTTTAACTCCGATTTTGAAACGTAGTTAGCTGAGTCACCTGCAGTTACTTCGATATCGTAATTCATGAACACATCAGTTTGCGCTGAAGCAGCTGTGTTGTTCGATTGAATTTCGAATCTTTCATACGGGTCGTCTGCTACAAATGCTTTAATATCACTTGCATTTACTGAACCTGCATAGTGATTTGCAAAAGTAGGTTTGTTAGTTGTAGGGTCAGTATAAAAGACACCATTGAGTGAACCAACAAGAAAAGCTTCAGAAGCTGCTGCTTGGTGAATTGTACCAGCTGCAGTCGCTGAAACAGCGTCTTGAAAGTAGATAGTAGTAGTATCATTTGCTGAGATACTATACTCTCCTAAACCCTGGTTGTCTCTATTTTGACCGACTTTGCCGATTGGTCTTAGACCAAAGGCTGCATCTTTATTTGCCATAATAGGCCTCCTTATAATGTACCTGCCCCGAAGGGCCTCCAGTACGGGTTTATGTTATCTCAAGTGGATTAGAATTCCTAATTAGGATTTCTTGGTACCACCGAAGTGTACACGCGATTGCCTGTCAATATTGATAGGCATGCTTGGGTGCTCTTCCTTCATAAGATCGTTGTCCATTGCTTCAACTTTTTCTTTATGCTGATTAGCATAATACGCTTGTCGTTGTTGCGCGATCTCTTCTGGTACCCTAGCGAGCACTAGGCCGCCAACACCGATCACTCCCTTGTATTTTCCATCTTCGACTTGTGGATAGTCAGCATCTGGATATTCATCAGCTCTCACTAATTCGTATCCTGATCTTAGTCTTCCAGAAATATTTTTTGTATCCTGAAATCCTAAACTTTCTGCTCTTAACCATCTATGTCTAAAACCTGTTGGTGCAGGGGGTGCATCTAATGCTGATGGTGGAGTCCAAACTTTTTTTCGAGCTGTTTTTTCTCTAGTCTGGCTCGCACGAGAGGCTTTTTTATCTATTTTATCTTCCATATGCATTTACTCCTTCGTGATGTTTAATTGTTTCGCATATTCTTCAAGTGGCACACCTAATTTTTTAGCGATTGCTACCTGTGATGGTGTGAGCCTCACAGTTTTGCGACCAGTCTTGGTACTTCGCTTCGCTGAAGCTACTGTTTGTACCGGAGTAGGTCGTGTATTTTCTCCTGAATCACTATTATTAGCAAACTTATGCGGGAATTCAAGTCTTATTCTCTTGTCAATCTCTGCATAATATTCGTCACTTGATGGGTCAAAACCTTCTTTTTCTGTCAAAGTTTTATGAAGATCAAAGGCCGTATAGGTCATCGCTGTATCTTGACCAAACCAAGAGTTTCTCTCACTCCATGCTGTGGCCTTAGGATCAGGTTCCTGAGTTGGCTGTTGTCTTCTTAAATTGACTTCAGGTTTTGGTGGTTGTTTTTCTAGAGTTTCTCTAGCTAGTTTAGCTTCTTCTAGTCTAGCTCTTTTAACTCCTAGTTCAGATATTAAAGCCATCGCTTCAGCTTCAGCTCCTAGATCATTTGCTTCTCTAGCTGCTGCAAGTTTTGCTTTTGCTGCTTCTACACCTGATACAATACTTTCTTCACTTGTTTTAAGAAAGTTAGGTTCAATCTTAGAGAGTTTATCTTCTGTTGATTTTTTATCTTTTAAGATTCTTTCAGCATAAGATAAAGCTTCTTCTTTTTGTCTCTCAGCTTCTCTCCATTTTTTAGTTAACTTAGCTATTCTTTTCTGAACGCTTTCACTATATTGTTCTAATTCTTTATCGTCTTTCTTTTCGAGTTTAGTCTCTCTTTCATTTTCGTAAGTCTTATCCTCTGACTCACCTTCAACTACAGGTCTTACTGTAGGTTCTTCTGTAGCAGTTTCTTTTTCTTCTACTACGTCCTCTGGTTTTGTTTCAGGAACATCGACATCCATTGCTGGACCTGAGGTGTCGAGTTCAACTGTTTTTTTCACTTCTTCAGTGTCTGGCATAGTTATCTCCTTCTATGTTTAGTATTGATGAAGTATATCTTCGGGGTTATCTATAGTTGCTAACACTTCATCATCATTAAGCAAACGTACTTCGCCCCCGTCAATTTGAATTCTTGATCCTGCATAACGAGCAAAGATCACCCAATCACCCTTCTTGCACCAAGGACCTTCAGGAAATTTTTCTTTGTCATAACAATGTGGACCCATTTCTAAAATTAATCCACATGTTGATGCAACTTGTTGACGTTCTAAAGTGTCTTGTCCAAGATATAAACCACCCTTAGTTTTCTCTGGCATTTTAAACGGAAGGACTAACATCCTCCACCCAGTTGGTTGTGGTAGTTTGGCTGATTCTTTTTTCTTTAAACGCTCGTAGCTATCGAGTTCTTGTTTGTGTTTTTTATCAGACTCATCCTGATATTTCTCTGCTAACGCGTATTTAATCTTCGGTGTTTCCGAATTGGATAACGGTTCCTTTTTCATCTTTTTGCTCCTTTTGTTTCAGCAGGTTAGAGATATCCTGTGATATTTTTAAATAGGCATGTGCCTGCCCCATCATATACTTATATTTCTCCATATTGTCAACGCCTCCTGCAATCATAGTATCGGCTATCTGTTGATAGGATTCCTTCAGTTGTTTTTGTATTTTAGTTATTAAAGTTAATGTATCCATTTATTCCTCCTTTAAATTTGCTGTTAAATTAAACGCATACGAAATTCTTTTCTCCTCTGATTCAGAGGGAAATACATAGTGAACCAGACATGCTGGAAATATAAGTAAATCAAATTGTTGGGGGACTAATTCAAATACTTCCCCTATTTGAGTAAAATTAATTTGGCTATTATTAGAGGTTAAATAAAATACACCTGACAACTCCTCTGTATGCTTTTGATGATGGTGAGGAAGATTATGAGCTTTGTTGTCTATAACATTTAGCCAGCCATTCATTATTTTTTGAGATGTCAGAAGTAAACATTGTTTATTTATCTCTATGTCTAATTCGTCTTTTCCATCAAAGTCTTCATGATGTTGCATACCGTTTACAATAGAGTAACGTTTATCTACTTTTTCTTTTTCGTAGTTTGTATCAACAAAGTTTAAAATTTTTTTATGTAGTCCTCCGTGAAGAGGCATTTTTGTATGAATTAATATTTTTGTAAATAGATGATAGGTCTTTAGCACTTCCACCTTCTTCTAGCCTGACGTAGTCTAGAATTAGGATCTTTTGCTGCTTTCGGAAATTTCTTCATTTGGCCGGCGCTTCTTGCGCAGTACGACTTACGTCGATTGGCAGCTTTTGATCCTGGCTTGACCTTACCAGTGACCGCTGTTTTTAATTTAGATCCAGGGTTTTCACGTCTGTATCTAGCAACTCCAGCTTTGGTCATACCAGCGCCGGACTTTGTTGATCTGAAATATTTTTTAGTTTTAGGTGGTTGTTTGTCTTGTCTTCTCATTAGATTCTTTGCATCCTTGGATCAGTTGATAAAATATTTTTTTCTGCCTTTGGTCTTGCAACTGAATCCTTACTTCTCTTTCTCAGTTGAGCTAAAGCTGATTCTTGTTTTTTCTTTTCGTCTATTTGTTTTTTTAAATCAAATTTAAAGTTCATTATATTTTTGGCATCCTAAAACCAGGGTTGGAATAATATTTTTGATAGGATTTGTTTCCAACTTTAACTCCTCCTAAATCTCCTGATACATAACTACCAGTATAATTTTTTTGTGCTTGACGAATCATAGCATCTCCGCCATCAGCTTTTTTAGTTCTTTTAACAAAAGTTTTTACGTTAGTTGGTTTAGGACCTGTATTACCCGCAGCTCTTTTTCGTTTGACAGCACTCGCCTTTTGCGACTTTGTCATCCGTGTGGCTTTTGCAAGTGGGACGCACTTTGGATATTTTCTTTTGCTCCCCTTCGATCTTCCGCAAGGTTGATACTTGCCGTCCTTCTTCGGAGCTCCGATGTCTACCCATTTCTCTTGTACCCATTTACGTAATCCCATTATCTAATCTCGCAACCTCTACCTCTTTGTGCAAGACCTCCTTTAGATTTTTTGGCTCTCTTTTTACCACCTGGTGTTACTTTACCTGAACATACTGCAGATGCATACATGTTAGCATATGCAGAAGGATATACTTTGAATTTTCTTTTCGCTGCCGCTTTTCCTCTAGGACATAGTTTTGCCATTACGCTTTTCCTCCACGTTTAAAATAACGCTTGCCCTTCAAAGCCTTCATTCTTGCTGAAGGCTTTTTAGGTTTTTCAGTTTTGTTTTTACTCAACTTCTTAATAAGTTTTTCAAGACCTTTAGACATTACTTGTTAATCTTACCAGACTTCTTAGCTTTGCTTCCAAATCTTCCATAAGAATCATCTCTTGAATCTTTTAACTGTTTCTTAGTTCTTTTCTTTTTGATTCTCATAGCGATAGATTCGTCTTTTCTATCTTTGTAACCTTGTTGTTTTTTACCAACACGACCACCTTTTTTGTACATAGCTCCGCCTCTCATTCCCATATCATCTTTATAGTAACCAGAAGCCATATCTTTTCTTGCTGTTGACATTCCACCACCCATTTTCTTTACTCTGCCACCTGCTTTAAGCGCAGTTCTAGGTTGTGCAACTTGTTTATTAAATCTAGGATTTGCCATTATTTTTTACCTCCATTCCTAAAAATTTGTGTTCCCTTTATACCATATATGGACGCCACTACAAGGATCCACAAATTTGTGAACCACGACGGCAGCTGGGAAAACATCTCAAAAAATAATTTTACTTTATTCATGGCCTCAGGATCCTCACTTATCACCGACCACGCCAAAACTGCTATTGGGGCCGAGAGAATTACAAGAACCGCCTCGTCCTTCCAGTCGGATTGTCTAGCTTCTAGTAATTTTCCCTGATACTGCTCTTCACCTCGAGCTTGCTTTTCGGCATGCAATAGCTGTGCCTCAGACATTGCCATCTTTGCCTTCTGCTTGTTAGCATAAATTTTACTTCCAGCAGATACGGCTAATTTAATTGCCGATAACCACATGTTAGTACCACTTAGCTGTTTTCTTTTTGTCCTTAAGCATTCTTCTTGTACCTCTTACTTCTGTTTCATCTCCAGTTGGTATGTAGTTTCTTTGCATACCGTCTGCAGTGGTTACAGATCTAGGGTCCAACTCAATGTTTTGAGATGGAATGCTTACATCAACTGACTGTGTAAAGAACTTATCGTCTTTTTTTGCCATGTGTCCTCCTATTTTTTCTTCAACTTACGTAATGTTATAGCAAAACGTGCTCGTTGTCCAAGCTTTCCAGGTTTTTTAGCCGCCGCTTTCAATTTTGACGCTGGAATTGTCTTACCTTTTTTAATCCCAAGAGATTTTCTTAGTGATCCAGGTTTTTTTATCGCTTTTTGGATAAATTTTTTGTCTTTTTTCACCGATTTTCCCCTTCGTATTTTTCAATCTCTACACTAGGCATCATTTTATCAACATTTGGTATAGATTTACTTAAGATTGTCTTCTCGATTGAAGTGTTAGCTCTTAGTTTTGCTAATTCTTCGTTCTGTTCTAGTTTTTCATCTTGGTTTTGTTGGTTCATCATGGCCTTCATACGATCTAGGTTCAATCTTTCCTGACCTTCTTTTCTTTTTCTCTCATCATCCATTGCTCTAAGGTCTAATTCTCTTGCTCTTAGTTTAGCAATCGGATCATTTCCAAAACCTGAAGTAACTTCACGCTCTTCTTTTAAGAATTCTTCTAACATCTCTGCAATCAAGACAGCTTTTCTACTCTCGATCTTCTGACTTAACTGTTGAACTTGTTGTTGCATCTGTGGATTTTGTGCCATGGCAGCTAATTGTTGCAGTTCTCTTGGAAACTCTATTTCCACTTGCTCTTGAGCCATCAATGAAATGTGTTCCATAATATTTTTCTCCATAGCTGCAGTTACCATTGGATTGTTTCTTGCAATGTTTGTAGCCATAAAGTTTAAGTGTGATGTAATGTGAGCTCTATGGTCTTGTCCAGGAAACGCTTGGAATGGTTTTCCAGATAAAGCCATAATATTTTCTAGAGCTGGATCAATTGGAGTAGGTTGTTGTGGCTTAACCAATAACTGATCAATATCTTTTACACCTAAAGCCTCGTACATATTTCTATACGCTTGATACAGGTTATGCATCTGTGGATTAGAAGTTGCCAGTTGCAACTCCGTTTGCGCGAGGGAAATACGCTGAGTTTGAGAAAAGATGTTGGGATCGGCAACTGGCACAATATCTACCCGATCATCAAAATCTTGCTGCTTGATCATCCTTTGAGCCCCAACTACATCGTACGGATATTCCGGTGGTAGATATAACTTGAATACTCTTGCTAATAATTTGAATTCACTTTTAAGAGCAGAGTAAATTCTTTTGTGTATTGCTGACATTGTTCTGCTTCCTCTTTCAAGTAAAGCAACAGTTGTTCCAACAGCAGCTTGTTGGTTGCCATCACCAACTTGTAAATCAGCTATTGATGCAAATCTTTGACCTGCTTGAACAACAATACCCATCAACGATAGTAAAGTTTGAGAAGGCTCTTTGAATGGTAACATCATAAATGAATCTCTTAAGTTACCACCAGGAGCATCTACATCTCTGAACTCACCTGGTTGAATAGATTGCGCGTCATCTCTAATTCTAATGCCACGCATTTTAAATCCTGCGGGTAAGTTGGAGAGCGTACCCGCATCCAATAATTGACGAAGAGCTGCAGTTGCAGTTCTAGACAGACCACCAATCATATGGATGAGACCAAAGCCATAAAATCCTAGTCCCGGTAAAAACTTAAAGTGGACAAAGTATTGGATCTTATTTTTATTTGGGTCTCCAATTTCGTAATTTCTTCTGATCGATAAAACATTTCTTGTAGCTAGTTCAACAGTTACAATGTATGGAATTTTAATTCCAGAAGGTTCACCGTTTTCATCTTGATCTTCAAAGCCTTCTAGATCTAAATTTACATGACACTCTAACAAAGTATAAATGTCATCATCTTTAGATTTTCTTTGACCTTCTAGTTCTCTTTCCTTTTTCTCTACATCAGATTCTTCGTATCCAGGTGTACCTAACTCTATATCTCTATAGAAACCTGCAACCTGTTGTTTTCTTAATTCGTTTTTAGAAATTTTCACCCGGTGGATGACTGCCTCTGCATCGTCTAATGAGGTAGCCGAATAAGGGACAATCAAATCATCCGCAGGTACAAACTTTGATACTGCATTGCCTTCAAGTTCATCATAGTAAACTTTTTTAAATGCTGAACCTGCAAGAGGTAAATAAAACAACATTTGATCAAAGTCCGGCTCATAGTCTTTCATTTTTTCCATGAGCTCATAATTCATATAATCTTTAACACGTTGAGCTTGTTGTGTCTTTTCTGGATTCGGTGCACCAACTACTTGTGTTCTGACTGGTCCATTAGCTGGGAGTAACTCTTTATAAGCGAGCGCCTGAAACTGAGTAACAGCTTCAGCAAGTACCGGGTGAGTCGCCCCCGAGGCACCTTGAAACGGTTCCGTACGCATGTCATATTTAAATCCTAATAAGTCTAAACCTTTTGTATAACTTTGTTCCCAATCTTTTCTAGAAGCATTATAGTCTTGATACTTCTGTGCTAGATCAGAACCTAATTCACCTAAAACTTCGTCGGGTAAAAATTCTGCTAAGTTTGCATAATGCTCGTCACCTCCTTCTGGTGATGCAGCATTTGGATCAAAATCTATTTGTACTGATCCATCTTCTAATTCTGTTGTCTCTACAGGTCCTGGTGCTTGTTGCTCGGTACTTATTTCTTGAATTACGTCTTCTTGAATTTGTTCTTCACCGGGAACAGTAACACTACCCCTTGGACCTTGCGTCAGGGACTTGTCTATTTTGTCTGCCATTTATTTTCTCCAATTTTACAGTTTTAACAGTATTATAATTAATTTTCAACCCTTGAGGCGTGGGTCCGGCTTCAGGCGGCAGGAGCCATTTCTTAGGGTACGAATTCTTCTGTTTCATCAGTTTGACCTACTATTTTTTCTTTGAATGAAGCTAAACCTTTTGCACCTTCAGGGCCTAAAAGATAAGCAGCGGCTGCTTCATCAGGTTTTGTATAACCCATACTTGCAGCTTTAGCTACATCTGCTGCACCCAATCCTACTCCCAATGCACCAGCAAATGGCACGAAAGGAGAGATTGCTCTCACTGCAGGTTTGGCTATTTGTTTTGCAAACTTACCATTTTTAAACTGTCCTAAAGCTTGTTTAATTTTTCCGATATCTTTTTGAGGCACACCTATTTTTTCATCAACTAGATTAGGAGTCAAATCAGAGGCAACGTCTACAAATTTTTTCACAGCATCTGGAGTTTGTTTGTAACCAATACCTTTT